ACTACACCCGCGAAGTCATCACCCTGTTGATCGGCATGCCCTATCCGGTCGGCTCGGTCCTCGGGCGCATCACAGCCAGCGGCAAATACAAGCTGGCAACCAGCGGTGGCGCAGACGGTGCGCAAACAGCCAACGCAGTCCTCCTTTATGCCGTCGATGCCACGCTGGCGGACGCCACGGGAATTGTGGTGGCACGTGGCCCCTCGATCGTCTCGCGCGCAGGCCTCGCCTATGACGGCACCGTCGATGACGCACCGAAGATCATCACCAAGCTCGGCCAGCTGGCTGCCGTCGGCATCATTGCTCGCGACGGCGTTTGACGCCCACCGGCGCGGCGCATCCACATCCATCCCTTATTCCCCGGAGCATCCCATGACCCTTGTCCGCAATCCCTTTGACGCTGGCGGCTATTCGCTGGCCGAGATGACGCAGGCCATCAATATCCTGCCCAACCTTTACACCCGCCTTGGCCAGATCGGTCTCTTCCGCTTCGAAGGCGTCAGCCAGCGGTCAGTGATCATCGAGCAATACGAGGGCGTGCTGAACCTGCTGCCCTCGGTGCCGTTGGGTGGCCCGGCAACGGTTGGCACCCGCGAGGGGCGGTCCATGCGCAGCTTTGCCCTGCCGTGGATCCCACATGATGACGTGATCCTGCCCGGTGATATCCAAGGCCAACCGAGCTTGGGCGTCTTCGATGTTGCCGACCCGCTGGTCGAGGTGATGAATCGCAAACTACAGCTGATGCGCCGCAAGCACGCCCAAACGCGCGAATACATGGAGATGAACGCCCTGCGTGGCATCGTCAAAGATGGCGCGGGCACCACCCTTTACAACTACTTCACCGAATTCGGCCTCGCACAGATCTCGGTGGATTTCGTCTTGGGCACGGCAGGCACCAATGTGCAGGGCAAAGTCCGCGAGGTCTTGCGATCCATGGAAGACAACCTTTTGGGCGAAAGCATGTCGGACGTGCATGCCCTCGTCAGCCGGGAATTCTTCGACAAGCTGATCGCGCATCCCAAGACCGAGGAAGCCTACAAGTTCTATGCCGCCACCGGCGCGCAGCCGTTGCGCCAGGATGTGCGGCGGAACTTCCCCTTCGCGGGCATCGTGTTCGAGGAGTATTCGGGCACGGTGACACTTTCAACCAAAGCGACCGAACGGCTGGTCCCCGCCAGCGAAGGCATCGCCTTCCCGCTCGGCACCATGGACACCTTCACCACCTATGGCGGCCCGGCCAACCTGCTCGAGGCGGCCAACACCATGGGTCTGCCGCTCTACGCCCGCCAGCATCTCGACGAGAAAGGCCGCTGGATCGATCTGATGACCGAAGCCTCGATCCTGCCAGTCAACAAGCGGCCGCGCATCGCGATCCGCATTCATACCTCGAACTGACGGGTCCGCCATGAACGTCTTTGCCGCCGCTGTGGACCGGATCTATGCCAACCCGTCCATGGCGGTGGCGGCCCTGTGGATCTCTGCCACCACGTCAGAGGAAATGCCAATCCATGTGATCCGCCGCGCCCCGGATCGCATCACCGAATTTGGGGCGGCGCGCTTCGTCAGCGATACCATGATGGTAGACGTGCGCGTTGCAGACCTGCCCGAGCCCCGCCCCGGCGATCTGATCGTGGTCGGGGCCGACAGCTTCACCATCCAAGGCGAACCTGTCCGCGACCGCGAACGTCTGATCTGGTCCTTGGACCTGCGGCCAACATGAGGCTCAGGATAGAGATCAATCCCGACTTGGTCGCCCTGATGCAGGCGGAAATCGCTGCCGGTGAAAAAGCAGTGTCCTCCGCCATGCGAGAGGCGGGCGGCGGTTTGAAGTCGGCCTGGCGCACGCAGATCACCGGCGCGGGGCTAGGCACGAGGCTGGGCAACAGCATCCGCCTGGCCAGCTTCCCCAAAACTGGCGACAGCCTGAACGCAGCGGCGCTGGTCTGGTCGAACGCACCGGTGATCATCGGCGCGCATGATACTGGGCCACTGATCAGGTCCAAGAATGGGTTCTGGCTTGCGATCCCGACTGCGGCAGCAGGCAAAAGTAGCAAAGGCGGCCGTATCACCCCCGGCGAATGGGAACGCCGCACAGGGTTGCGCCTGCGTTTCATCTATCGCCGCCGGGGGCCAAGCCTGCTGGTTGCCGAGGGGCGGTTGAATTCGAAGGGTCGTGCGGTCGCGTCCAAGTCCAAGACCGGACGCGGCGTGGCAACCGTGCCAATCTTCCTTTTGGTGCCGCAGGTCAAGCTGCGCAAACGACTGGATCTGGCGCGTGATGCCGAGCGGGCGGTTGATGGCGTGCCGGGCCTGATCGTTGCGAACTGGGTGGACAGGAATATCTGAGACAAACGAAACAGTATTAAATTGAGAACCAGACGAATACCGCCACGACAAGACAGATCACTGCAAGGATCAGACAGCGGCCATGCCGCATTGGCACTATGTCCGCTACGCCCTCTTTTAAACATCCTGAAAGCATCGCGCGGCCTTCCGACGTCAGGCGGTAGTGTGCGGCACGGGTGATTTGAAGGTAGCCGAGGTCGGCGAGGCGGTCTGCGGTTTGCTCGACAGATGCGCTCTCCATCTCGCAAGAATACAGAATAAAAGTTTCGTCTGATTACCCGCGGTCTGTTCGAGCACCGACTTCCAGGCGGGCGGGAGCTGGGCCATCATCTCCGCCAAGGAAGGCTTCGTGGCGACCGGTCTTGGAGCTTCAGTCAACGCTGCACCTTCAACTTTTCCCAGATCCTGGTCCAGCCGACACGTTCCGCCGGTCTGACTAGGCCATCTCGCTCGAGTCTGCGCAGAAGATGCAGAATGCCGCTGTTGCTCATGCCGAGACGGTCCCGAAGTTCCGCCTGTGTGCGTGGTTTCTCAAGTTGGTGGAGGATCAGCCTTCGTCGCTGCTCGGCATTGTCTTGACCGCGTCGAACGGCTGTTCGCGCCGTTCGACCGGAAGGCGCGGCGTTTCGTGGGTTCCGATCAGTCATCCCGCCGCCTCGGTGTCGTCGGTGATGCCGCCCCGGAGGCCCGCGATCGCGGCGTCCACGCTGGAGGCATAGTGCACAAGAGGTTTCTTCAGGCCATGGGTGAGAAACACTTGGCGAATGTCGCGGCTGGCTCCGGTCAGCCACAACGCCACACCACGTTTACGCGCTTTGTGTGCCAGCCCTTCGATCATGTTGGCTCCGGTGGAGTCGAGGAACGGTACCTCTCTGAAGTCCACGATCAGCACCTTATGGCTGTCCTGTATGCGATCAAGAACCGAACCTATGGATGCCGTTGCACCAAAGAAGAGCGCCCCGGTGATACGGTAGACGACAACGTCCGGGTTGGCGGCGGTCGTCTCGTCATAGGCTTCGCGCCGCCGGTTGCTATCGGCCTCGTCGCGACTGACCAGCGGCCTGTCGGTGGCCACGGCCGTCGTGCGGCTCATGCGCTGGATGAACAGGACCGAACCAAGCGCGAAGCCTACAACGATGGCCTCGGTCAGATCCCGGAAAATAGTCAGGAAGAAGGTGGCACCCAGCACGGTCGTCTCGCCCCAGCCCGATCGTATCAGGATCGCGATGGCGGGTTTCTCGATCATGTTCCAGGCCACCACCGCAAGCACACCGGCCAACGCAGCCAGTGGAATGTAGGCGGCCAGTGGTGCCGCGATCAGCATGAAGAGCAGGATGAACACCGCGTGCAGCATTCCGGCGATGGGCCCATGACCGCCAGCACGCACGTTGGTGGCGGTGCGGGCAATGGTGCCGGTCACACAGAACCCGCCAAAAAGCGACGCACCGACATTGGCCACACCCTGCGCGACCAGTTCGCAGTTCGAACGGTGCCGACGCCCCGTCATGCCATCGGCCACGACAGCCGACAGCAGCGATTCGATCGACCCGAGCAGGGTGAACGAGAGGGCCGCAGGCAGAACGGCCATGACCTTGTCGAACGCCAAGCCAGGCAGGCTAGGCATCGGCAGGCTCGATGGGATGCCGCCGAATTGCGTACCGATCGTCTGGACGGGCAGGTCCAGCAGAGCCGTTGCCGACGCCCCGACGACCACCGCGATCAACATCCCCGGCCATCGCGGCCTCAGCTTGCCCAGCCCGATGATCACAGCGACGGTCGCAAGCGAAATTGCGAGGGCGGCGGGGGTGACGCTGTCGCGTGCCGCCCAGAGGATCGGGATCTTTTCCAGCAGTGCGCCCGGCTCACCGTCAAGCGACAGCCCCAAAAGCTCCTTGATCTGGCTGGCGAAGATGATGACGGCTATCCCGGCGGTAAAGCCGACAGTGACGGGAAACGGAATGAACTTGATGAACGTCCCCAGCCGCAGAAAACCCGCAGCCGTCAGCATCAGCCCGGACAGGAACGTGGCCAGGATCAGCCCGTCCATCCCGTGCTGGGTCACGGTCGCGGCCACCAGAACGATGAAGGCGCCTGCGGGTCCGCCGATCTGAAAGCGCGAACCACCGAGCAGGGAAACGAGGAAGCCGCCGATAATGGCCGTGTAGAGCCCCTGCGCCGGAGTGGCACCCGATGCAATGGCAATCGCCATCGACAGCGGCAGCGCGACGATGGCAACCGTCAGCCCTGCAATGGCATCGGCCTGGAACTGCGGCAGCCCGTAGCCTTCGCGCAGGACGGTCACGAGCTTGGGCGTAAAAAGTTCGGCGAAGCTCGGTGAATCGCCGTTCCGTTGGGTCTTGTCTTTCATGTCTGAGCCGCGCCTTGGTCAAGTTGGCGGCGGGATCGTCGGCTATCTGTCGGCGGTCGCCGTCGCGGATGGGTGTCGTGTCGTTGCAAGTTTCGTGATGCCGGGCTTCAGTCGCACGCCGCGCCCTCCTGCCGGGCTGCTGACGCCGTCGCCGATCAAATCAACCCCCGCCAGGTCAAGCGCGGCGACCACCTTGGTCAGACTGTCCACGACCCCGCGCACATTGCCGGAACTGGCTTCCATGCGCTGGATAGTGGGGACAGACAACCCTGACAGTTCGGCTAGGTTCTTCTGGTCAATGCCAAGAAGCGCGCGCGCTGCGCGCATTTGAGCGGATGTAATCATGGGTGGATATCCTAGGTTGGATAATTAGTATCTAGAACATGATTAATGATATGTCAAACATGCTTATTAGGCTTCATAGGTCACTTCGGACCTCCCGACCTCCTGCTTTGTGGTAATCGAATATGCCCACCACCCGCGAAACCATCCTCGCCGCTCTCCATGCGCGGCTGCTTCCGCTTGCCGCCGTCACTTTGCGTGACGAGGTGCTGCCCGAGCGGATCCCACCTGCGGGACTGGTCATCCTGCGCGACGGCCAGCCCGGTGAGCCGGAGGTGACACTTTCGCCCTTGCGCTATCACTACGAGCACCGCGCCGAGCTGGAAGTTATCGTCCAGGCATCGGATGGCCGCGCCACTGCCTTCGACAGCTTGATTGCAGCCATTGGATCGGCGCTGGAGGCTGACCGTACTCTTGGCGGCCTTTGCGAGTGGGTCGAACCCGAAGCCCCGGCCTCGGTCGATCTGCCTGTTGAGGGCGCGGCGGCCCTGAAGGCGGCGGTGATCATGATCAACCTGCATTACACCACAACCGGCCCTCTGGCCTGACACCCCAACAATAAGGAGAAAGATATGGCACGTGCGCAAGGCGCGCGGGCGCAGATGGCGCTCGGCTTTGAGACAGTTTACGGCACCCCGCCGCTCAGTGGGTTCACGAAGATGCCCTTTGCCAGCACCTCGCTGGGATCGGAACAGCCACTTCTGAACAGCGAATTGCTTGGCTATGGCCGCGATCCGCTGGCCCCGATCAAGGACGCGGTGACGGCCGATGGCGATGTCATGGTGCCAATCGACGCCGAAGCCTTCGGGTTCTGGCTGAAGGCGGCCTTCGGGGATCCGATTACCTCTGGCGTTGGGCCTTACACCCATGAGTTTCGGTCGGGCAGCTGGACCCTGCCATCGATGTCGATCGAGACCGGCATGCCCGAGGTGCCGCGCTTTGCGATGTATTCCGGCTGCGTGCTGGATCAGCTTTCTTGGCAGGTGCAGCGCTCTGGCCTGCTGACCGCCACCGCCCGGCTGGTGGCGCAAGGCGAGACCATCGCCACGACGACCAGCGCGGGCACGCCAGCCGAATTGAGCCTGAAGCGGTTCGGCCATTTCAATGGCGCGATCAGCCGCAATGGTAGCGCGCTCGGCAACGTGGTGTCGGCGGAAATCACCTATGCCAACAACCTCGACCGGATCGAGACCATCCGCAGCGACGGCAAGATCGACGGGGCAGATCCGTCCATCGCAGCCCTGACTGGCCGGATCGAGGTCCGCTTTGCCGACAGCACGCTGGTGACGCAGGCAATCAACGGCGATCCGTGCGAGATCAGCTTCGCCTATGTCCTGCCCTCTGGCGAAACCTTCACCTTCACCGTTCACGCCGTCTACCTCCCGCGTCCCCGGATCGAGATTTCCGGACCGCAGGGAGTGCAGGCCACCTTTGACTGGCAAGCGGCGAAAGCTGCCAGCCCCGCCCGCATGTGCACCGCCGTCCTCCTCAACACCGTAGTGGGATACTGATCATGATCAGACTGAACCTGACCGCCGCGCCCGCGTGGCTGACCCTTACCCCTGGCCTGCGCCTGCTGGTCGCCCCGCTGACCACCGCCCTGATGGTCTCGGCCCGCGCCGATCCGGCTATCGAAGGACTGCCCGATGGTGCTTCCCAAGAGGAACTGGCGCTGGCCATGGCGAAGTCCGTGGCCCGCCGCGCAGTGCTGGATTGGGAAGGCGTGGGCGATGCCATGGGCACAGTTGTGCCCGTCACCCCCGAGGGCATCGACGCCCTGCTGGAAATCTGGCCGGTCTTCGAGGCATTCCAGACTCAATACGTCGCGCGCGGCCTGATCCTGGACGCGGAAAAAAACGTCTCCGCGCTCTCGCCGACTGGTCCTTCGGCGGGGGCGATCGGTACTGCGCGGCCTGCCCACCCTTCGAGGGCCGCGAGGGCAACTGCCCCGACTGCCCCACAAGACTGAACAGACCCCAAACGCAGGACGGCTGGCAGGTCTGGGATCTGGTCGGCCGCCTTGGTGGCCAGCTGCGGGTAATCCCCGGCGCTGTCTTGGGATGGGACATGGGGGCGGCGCTCGCCATGGCACGTGCCCTCGGGATCGACACCCTGATCGCCGCCGAACTGCTGCCCGAGATCGAGGCTGTGATGGTGCGCAAACTGAACGAGCAAATGGAAGGAAGCCGCGATGGCTGAGAAAAGGGTCAGCGTCCGCCTTGTGGCAGAGGGCGGCCGCCAGGTCCGCGCCGAGCTGGAAGGTGTAGGCGAGGCAGGCGCCCGCGGGTTCGGGCGGCTGTCGCGCGAGATGGACATGGCGAATGCGCGCGTTGCCGCCTTTGCCCGCCGCGCCACGCTTGCCGCAGCTGCCGCCACTGCGGCGCTGGCGGCGGCGGGGGTCGCGATGATCCGCTCCGGCCTGCAGACCGTCGATGCACAGGCCAAGATGGCACAATCGCTGGGCACGACGGTCGCCAGCCTTCAGGTGCTGGAGCGGGCGGGCGATCTGGCGGGCGTGTCGATGGGTCAGGTCGAGCAAGCCACCGTGCAACTGACGCGACGGCTGAGCCAGGCGGCCGCTGGAACCGGACCAGCGGTCGATGCCCTGGACCGCCTGCACCTCTCGGCAGAGGAGTTGCAGCGCCTGCCGCTGGATGCGCGCATCGCGGCCATTCAGGAGGCGCTCGGGCAATTTGTCCCCGAAGCCGAACGCGCGGCGGTGGCCTCGCAGCTCTTCGGCGACCGCGCGGCCCTGGTGTTCACCCGGATCGACACGGCGACACTGCGTCAGGCGACCGAGGATGTTCTCGCCTTCGGCGTCGTTGTCTCGGAGCAGGACGCAGACCAGATCGAACGCACCAATGACGCAATCTCGCGTCTTGGCCTGATCTGGCGCGGGCTGTCGAACCAGCTTGCTGTCGCTGCGGCGCCTGCCTTGGAGGCCGTGGCCAACGCCATGGCCGCTATTGCCAGCCGCACCGGGCCACTGGGCATCGCGATCAAGGCTCTGTTCGAAAACATCGGACGGCTGACGACTTATGCCGCGACATTCGCGGGCATCATGGCTGGGCGCTGGGTGGCTGGCATGGCGGCGGCGGCATTGTCGGTGCGGGGGCTGGCCACCGCTCTGGTCCTCCTGCGTGGGGCACTGATCCGCACCGGTATCGGCGCGCTGATCGTCGGCGCGGGCGAGCTGGTCTATCAATTCTCGCAACTTGTCACCCGGGTTGGCGGCATTGGAGAGGCGTTCCGGCTGCTTGGCGATCTGGCCAAGGAGGTCTGGTCGCGGATGGGGCTGGCGCTCGATGGTGCATTTGCACAAATGGCGGCCGGGTGGGAGGGGCTGAAGGCGGCCGGGCTTTCGGCGCTTGAGGGCACCATCGCGGGCGTGGTCAGCTTCGGCGACCGGACGGCGGCCATCTTCCAGGGGGCCTATGATGCAGCCGTGGCGATCTGGGGCAGTCTGCCCGGTGCCATCGGTGACTTTGCCTTTCAGGCCGCAAATGGATTGATCTCCGGCGTCGAGGCGATGCTGAACGGTGTCGTCACCCGGATCAACACTTTCATCAACGGGTTGAACGCCGCTCTGGCCCTGCTGCCGGAATGGGCAACGGGTGAAGGTGGGGTCCGGATCGGCACGCTGGAGCCGGTAGACCTGGCGCGGATCGGCAATCCGTTTGAAGGTGCTGCAACCGCAGCGGGTGCCGCCGCAGCCGATGCCTTCTCCGCCGCTCTGTCGCGCACCTATCTGGAACCACCTGACCTCGGTCTTGGCACAATGGCTGACGACGCACGGAGCCGCGCCGACGGCTATCGCGAGGCGGCGGGAATGCTGGCGGATGCCGCCGGTCGACCGTTGGACAGCTGGCAAGCGCTGCGCGACGCGGTGACCGGCAGCGGGGTGGAGGCTGAAGCCGCACTGGCCGATGCTGCGGCCTCGGCGGATGCGCTCGGGCTGGAATTGGACGAGACTGCCGCCGCTGCCGGTGGTGCGGGAGCTGCCGCACGCGCTGCCGGGGCGGCAGCAGCTGAGGGCGCGGAGCAAGCCGCAACAGGCTGGGGCGCAGTCACCGCAGCGCTCGCCGACTATGCCGCCAAGGCCCGCGACATTGGTGGCGATATTGGCCAGACACTGGTCAGCGCATTCCAAAGCGCCGAGAACGCGGTGGCCACTTTCGTCAAAACCGGCAAGCTCGACTTCCGCGACCTCGTCACGTCGATGATCGCCGATCTGGCCAAGCTGGCGGCCCGGCGCTTCATCCTCGGGCCTATTGCCAATGCCCTCTCGGGCGCGCTGGGCGGTGCGGGTGGATTGTTCGCAGATATCCTGCATTCCGGTGGCACGGTCGGATCGCCGGGCCCGGGCCGCATAGTGCCAGCCATGGCCTTCGCCGGTGCCCCGCGTATGCATTCCGGTGGCTGGGCAGGCATCAAACCCGACGAGGTTCCCGCAATCCTGCAACGTGGTGAGCGCGTGCTGTCGCGCCGGGAAGCTGCTGGCTATGGCCGGGGTCAAAGTGCAGCCTCGAATATCTCCGTCACAATCAACGCGCGCGATGCTGAAAGCTTCCGGCAATCGCGCACGCAGGTCGCGGCCGACATCGCCCGCGCCGTGTCGCTGGGCCGAAGGGGCATGTAATGGCGTTTCACGAGGTTCGGTTTCCCGACAACATCAGCCGTGGCGCACGCGGCGGGCCAGAACGGCGCACCCAGATCGTTGAACTGGCGAGCGGTGACGAAGAACGCAACGCCAGCTGGGCCAATTCCCGCCGCCGCTATGATGTGGCCTATGGCATTCGCCGCGCCGACGATCTGGCAGCGGTCGTCGCCTTCTTCGAGGCGCGCAACGGCCGCCTGCACGGCTTTCGCTACAAGGACTGGGCCGACTACAAATCCTGCCTGCC